ACAGGGGTAAGTATGAGCGAAATAAGTAATGTTGCTTCTTGGTTTAGAGCGCTCGGAGATGAGGCAAAGAAAAGAACTGGTGAAAGAAACTACAGAGAGAGTCAACTGTTTCATCTTTTAGCAGATGTCATAGCCGAGTTTACTGACATGGAGCAAGTAAAAGAAGCCCTAATATCTCGTGTTGATTGGGTTGATTTGATTCAAAGTCTGGAAACAGAAACAGGGATAGATTATCCCGAATTATAAATAGAGAGGAGACTGTATGACAGTCATCGAACGGTGCGAGCCCGAATATGCTCGTGAAATTATGGGTGATGCTGGGGCTTTGTTCCCTGTGCATTACCCAGCAGCACAACACCATTGTCTGCGAAGAGAAGACGCTCACATCCCTGTGATTGAGAGCGGTGCATATAAGGGTGAACCTTTGTACAAGTTCGTTGTCCGTGAAGACACTGGGCGTGTAGTCGGGTTACACTCAGGGAAATACCCAGAGGTTGATGGATACCAGATGCTTGCTGATATGGCAGACATGATGTTCCCTGCATCAACTACTTCTTGCACCTTGTGGGGTGATGGTGAGAAAGTTGCTGTCGCTCAGGAACTAGAAGGAGGAACTATTGATCTAGGTGGTGGGGATAAAATCCAATCCCATCTAGTGTGGATCAGTTCTTTGGATGGTTCTTGGTCAACGAGTGTGTATGACATGCAACGCAGGTTCTTCTGCCAGAACCAACTGGTAGGTAAACCTTTATTGAAGGTAAGGCACACGAAGAATCATGACGACATCTTTGAGATGAAAGCCACGATCCTTAAGGAGGCGGCTGAACAGGCGCTTGCTTGGCAGGGTAAGGCTCTCGCTTTAAAGGAGCAACCTATGATTGATTTGGAGTTCTTTGAATTAGTCAATGAGTTAATACCTATTGAGAATGATATGTCTACTCGTAAAGAAAACTCTGTCCGTACTGCTAGAAGTGCGATGCTTCGCAGGTGGGAAATGGAGACTAAAGAGTGGGGTGCCGGTAACGGTTGGCTCGCTTGGAACGCTATTCAAGGTGCTGAACAGCACACTGTTAACGCTGGCGCTAGTCGTGACAAGGCTAAGTCATTGCAGAAGGCTATTGAAGGTAAGACTCCTTTGGCTAACAAAGCGATGAGTTTGATACTGGATCAGTCGTGAGTAGAAAAGCAACAGCAACAATGCTAGTAACAGTAGAGTATGACGTTGACCAAACATTTGATGATGGGGTCTCTATTCATGACATGCGTGACCATTGGGATGAATATGTAGAACTACCTGAAGGTTGTATGCCTAAAGAATGGGACTACATAGAGGTACACATATCTAAGATTGAATGTGAAGGGGAAGAGTGGTACCCATGATAACTAAATTATTATTGGTCGGTGCTTTGGGAGTGGCAGGGGCGTGTTTCCCTGTCACTTCCACTAGCCGAGTTCAAGTGCCTGTTATCACAGTGCCTACTTCAACAACGATGGCGTGGGAGGAGACTGACTACGCTAAATATGTTGCTTCTAAACCTATAGAGGAGTGTCCTGCATACGGTTCGTGTGACATACCGGAACATGAGTACATCGCTCATCTTCCTTCGTTACGTGAACTGGTGCAGTACTACTTTAAACCTGAAGATGTGCCTCTAATGTTACGCATCGCTTTCTGCGAGTCGTCTGCTAAACCAGATGATAAGTGGTCTGATGCTATCAACCCTAAGAGTGGAGCCACAGGCTGGTTCCAGCACATGCCCGATTGGTGGGAGCAACGCAGTTCTGCGGCTGGCTTCAGCGGCTGGTTGGCTGTTGAACCACGAGCCAATGTTGGTGTAGCCGCATGGCTTTACTATCACATGGCTAGTAACAACAGGTGGGGAGGTGCATCACACTGGTACCCTTCAAGGCGTTGCTGGGGTGGTAAATAATATACCGGTATATGAAAGGATATAATGGGACAAGTACCCAACGGTGAGTTTCAAACACTCACAAGAGAACAATGGTTGCGCTTCAGAGATGAAGACGCACAACGTATAAAAGAAAGAGACAGGCAAAAGCGTGGCGAAAATATTAAAGAACTTTCCTAACACTAGGAAAACAGAAATGTATCCGTGGACTGAATGGTTCGACGGTACACCAAGACTCCTTGAAGAAGGAGTGGACTTCCGAGTACCCTACAATTCGTTCAGGGCATCCGCTCACCAAGCGGCTAAAAGACACGGGTTGAAAGTGAGGGTTGCTAAACTAGACGATGGGTTAGCACTGCAGGCGTACAAGGAAACTTCTATATAGATCGGTGAGGGTCGGGGCAGGCACCTCTCTTCTTGCTCCCACCCTCACTCTTAACTGAGAGGAAACACATGAGTAAAATGAGTGACTTAGATATACAACTCAAAGAAATAGAAGCGAACATCGACGAACTGCAGACTGTGTGTCATGCATTATTAGGTGTTCTCTTACAAATCGTTACCCTTCTGGGTGACACAGCACACGACGATTCGTTTAGCAGTTCTAAACTAATGCATGCGATGGGAACGATCAGAGACAACCTGACATTAGACCCTGATGCTGTAGAAAGCGACGACGATAATGTTGTTCCTCTATTTGACGGGGAGGAAGAGTAGTCTTGTCCGCCACCATGGCATGGCATGTAGAACCCGTTGGGTTCATTGTACATGGCATGCCATGGCATGGGTGGATAGTGTGCTAAGATAAAACAAATGACCGAAGCGACCAACATAGACGACAGGATAATTCTCCGACAATCATGGCTGGGACAACTAGCGATGTGTCCTGAAAGAGCCAGACAAGACATGCTCGGCATCTCACAATCAACCGAGTCATCCAACACTGCAATAGGAACAGCCGTACACTACGGCATCGAACAGTGTCTTATAGAGAAGATGGAAACCGGAGACCCGCTACCAAAATCAGAAACCATCTGCGCCTCAATAGAAGAATGGGTTCGTAAAGAACCAGAGATAGTCAGATGGAACCACAAGACAGACGAGTGTGTGAAAATAATAGAACTCAACACAGCCGCATGGTGGGATGAAGTGATGCCAGACATCGACCCGATAGCAGTCGAACACAAATTTGAACTCCCACTAGTAGTAGACCACAAGCCGGAAATCTGGTTACAAGGAACCATTGATTGTGTGCAATCTTTCCCACGTCCAATAGTTGATTGGAAAAATCCGGGTCGTAAACCATCAGATGATTGGGAGAAGAAACGGTGGTCAGTTCAAGCCGCCGCTTACACGTGGGCAGTTGCGGCGATGTCCGACAATAATCTGACCGAGCCTTTAGATTTTGAGTTCGTGTACCTAGTCAAAGGTAAAGTACACAGAACCACAGTAAACGCAGGTCCAGCGGAGTGGGCGAGTCTGGTCGCTTTGGCTCGCTCCGCTGGCACACTTATATCCGCAGACTTACCCGTCTGGCCATTAAACATGGTCGGCTGGCATTGCGCCCCCAAATGGTGTGGTGCATGGTCTACTTGTAGAGGTAGATTTGCGGGACCAGATCCATGGAACCAACTATAGAAAGGCAGGTAGACCCATGGCAACAGCAAAAGCAGAGAACACATTCACTGTGTTCCGTAGACAGGTCGTACAGACCGGCAAATTTGAACCAGCGGAAGCGTCGTGTTCAGTCACAGTCACTCTCGCAGGTGATGAAGACCAAGAGGCAGTAGCCAACTTAATAGCCGAGTGGGGTACGACCTTAGAGATAGCCAACTATGAAGCGTTGGGTATCGGATATGAAATGACAGAATCAGGCGTGCGGAGGTTGGAAAAAAGCATTTCCCAATCTGACACGAATGATTCCGTGGCACCATCAACCAGCGGGAATCAAGCCCCAGCGGCTCCCGCTATCGGAGGCAGCGGATTGGACTCAATCTGGCGTGATTTGATGGACAACAAAACACAGTGGTGGGATCCAAACTGGGAGAAGAAATTAGATCCTAACGCTAACTTCAATAAGAACGGTCCTGACTATAAACGTCGGGCTGATGGCAAGGGTATTTGGCTCACCAAAAAGGACGGTTCTTCCCTCGTCCCTGACTGGTTTGTCTGTCCATTCACAGGCAAAAGCGCTCAAGAACTTGCCGATATAGGCACGAGTATTCGAGCCTAATAGGAGTAAGAAAACGTGGATTCTCTTACACCTGAAGAGGTGGCCCGCCGTCTTTCCGTTGCCACGGATGGGGAGACGGTGGACACTTCTCTATCAGATAAACCTAAGACGTGGGCTTTAACCAACCAAGTCGTAGATAACCTAGTAGGTTTTATACGCAACCCATCCGAACGCTGGTACCTAGGGTTCCCCGAAATAGATCTAGCGTCAAGAGGGATAGGTAAAGGCGAAGTGTTAATGGTCGTTGGTCGATCACACACAGGTAAATCACAGATGCTACTTAACAGTATCGTTGTGAACCTGATCAACGACCCAGCAGCACATGTCGTCATCTTCTCAATGGATGAACCAAGAGAACTGGTAGCAATGAAACTATTCTGCCTACTCAAAGGACGCTCATCCACAGAAGTGGAAGAAGCAATCAAGAACAACGACAAGAACACAATACAAGAACTTGCTGAAGCATCCGAAAAGGAACTGTCACGCATAGCCATAATAGATGAGTCGTTACCATTATCCCGTATGGAAGAAGTAATGGAAGAAACCAGACAATGGTTCGGCACTAACCCCTCGTTCGTGATGCTCGACTACTTAGAACTATTACCCGGAGGTGAGTCCGATGCGACAGGAGTAACAACCAAAGCACAAGCAGTTAAACGCTGGGCTAAAACGCAACGAGTACCAGTCGGGCTAGTACACCAAGCAGGCAGAGGCTCCGGTGATAAAGGTAAAGCCGCAGGATTATATGCAGGTAGATACGGGGGTGAACAAGAAGCAATCTTCG